TGAGAAGACGCTCACAACGCCAGCGCAGCGCGCTGGTAAGCCATCGCCATGCAGCGCCGTCACCGCAGCGCCCGCGTCAACCGCAGCGATGCAGGCACCATATCTGATGACTGGCGAGGCATTGCATAGGGGCCGGGGGTGTCTCGAAACTTCGGTAAACGCCTTGGGGGCCGGCGAGGGCCCCTTGCTCAAGATTTGCTCGAAATAGACATTCTAGCAGTTTACTAAACTGCTAGACTAATGGAATTCATGAAATGACGATCACTCTCGACGACCTAAAAACGCACCTCAACATCGTCGGCAACGATGACGACTACTTGCTTCAAGGCAAGCTCGACACAGCAACGGATTTTGTCGAGACGTTTACCGGCGGCCCAATGGGAACAACGCCGCCCGCGTCCTTGCTCGAAGCCGTGCGCCAGCTCGCCGCGCATCTTTATGAGAACCGTGAAGCGACGCTTATCGGAATCACCGGGCGCGAATTGCCGTTCGGCTTGTTCGATCTTTTGACGCCCTATCGCGCGTGGAGCTTCTAATGTCCGCCGCCCTAGACCGGCTCTTAAAGCGCCTCGAAGCCATCCCGAAAGAGGTTCGGGACGCCGTGAAGCCCGCCCTAATCAAGTCCGGCAATGAGCTTGTGGATCGCATGAAGGCGCTCGCCCCCGAAGTTACCGGCGATCTGAAGAAATCGCTTCACGCCACCTTACCGGGCGAGACGACGCCGGCTTACTCGCAACCCGGCGGCTCGCGCAAGGCGAAGGATAACGAAGTGCTGGTGACTGTCGGTGACGAGAAAGTTCGTTACAGTCACCTGGTCGAATACGGAACTACCAAGACGCACGCCAAGCCCTTTTTTTGGCCGGCTTATCGCCTGACGAGAAAGCGCATCAAGACGCGCCTCAAACGGGCAATCACGAAAGCGGTTCGCGAGGGATGGGAGAAGTAAATGGGTCTCGCTCTTTCCCTATTCGCCCCGCTAACAGCGCCAAGTCTTATACTCCAAAGTGCAATGCGCGCGGCGCTGGTCGCCGATACGAATATCACGGCCTTGGTTCCGGCGGCGCAGATTTACGACCGCCATGAACGCCCGGAAATTTTTCCATCGATCGTGCTTGGCGAGTGTCAAGAGACGCTCGACGATATGAGCTTAGAGCGTAACTATTACCGGCTCTTTCCGACGCTTCACGTTTGGCACCGCGAGCCCGGCCTTATCGGCATCAAAAACATCGCATGGCAGATTCGTAAGACGCTTGTCAATAATCCTCTTGTTACACTCGGCTTGGTCGATTTTCGATACAATGACGCAAGATTCATGCGCGACCCCGATGGCGTCACCTCGCATGGCGTCGTCACCTTCGAGGTTTTAGTTGGGGAAGCGCTATCATGACGCCTTTTCGCGCGGGGAAACTCGACCGCTCAATTACAATTCTAAGCGTTTCGGAAACAATCGACGCTTACGGCGCACCTGTGGAGCTTTGGACTTACTTTGGAGATTATCGAGCCGAGCTTGTCGTCGAGGCGCACGGTTCCGTCACGTCTCAGACCGTTAAAGAAGGCGGCGCGGTCGATTCCATCGAATCGATTTTCACCTTTCGCACGCGCTGGATTAACGGGCTCACTGTTGCGGAGCGTCTTCAATACGACTGCGAAGATTTTGATATTATTGGCTTAATTGAAATTCCCCGGTGCCGTGGTTGGGAAATCAAAGTTAGGCATAGGGGGCTTTGAGATGGTTCGCGGTGTTAAGCCCACTATGAGGACGGACAAAGCAGCGATCAGCTACACGCCGCGCGTTCCAGCTTGGCTGTCGGCAGACGCGAAGAACGAATGGAGGCGGATCATTCCCCTTTTAATCGAGCGCAAAGTCGTGACTGACGCCGATATGGGCAGCGTCGAAAACTACTGTGTTTCGATTGGGCGCGTTCGTGAAATTGAACGCCTCATTCAAGCGGAAGGCGGCGCAATCGATGCGCGGCTATTCCGTATGCAAGACAAAGCGTCTCAGACGGCTCGCCAACTCGCAGCCGAGCTTGGATTGACGCCTGTTTCGCGCTCCCGCCCTGTAATTCGTGACGATAGGCCAGACGATGAAATCGACGCGCTCGATATCTGAAGATCGGGCCTACCCGGCTTGGCTCTTCGACGGCTCGGAAATTGCCGACCCGCACGGCTATGGCCAGCGCGCCGTCGATTTCTTGCGCGTGCTGAAGCATCCAAAAAGCCGGTCGCGCGGCAAGGCTTTCGAGCTTCCGGACTGGCAAGAGCGCATCGTGCGGCGCATTTATGGCCCATGCCGTCCTGACGGGCGGCGCATTACTCGCAACGCCATCATTCTGCTACCACGCGGCAATCGCAAAACCTCCCTTGGCGCGGCGCTTAGTCTGTTGCATACGATTGGACCAGAGCGCGTTGACGGCGGACAGGTCATCTTGTCGGCGGCGGACCAGAAACAGGCCCGCATCGCCTTTGAGGAAGCCGCCGGCATTGTGCGGCAAGATAAGCGCATCGCCGACCGGCTTCAGTTTCTCGATTACCGCAACCGCATAACGCATCCCAAAAGCGGTTGCGTAATGGAAGCAATCTCTTGTGACGCCGGCACTCAGCATGGTCGCACGCCGACCTTTGTTCTCGCCGATGAGCTTCATGCATGGAAAAAGCGCGACCTTTGGGACGTGATTCGAACCGGGCTTGTAAAGGTTCCCGGCTCGCTCTTGGTTGTCATTACGACAGCCGGGCGTGGGCATGAGAACGTCGCGCACGATATCGTCGATTATGCTCGCAAGGTGGCGCGCGGCGAGATTGACGACCCGGCGACGCTTCCAATTTTGCTCGAAACGCATCGCGACGCCGATTGGAAAGACGAAGCCGTCTGGCGTCGAGTTAATCCGGGTTTACGCGACGGCTTCCCTGATATCGAAGGGCTTCGCCAGCTCGCCCGCGAAGCCGAGAACCGCCCGGCTGATCGCGAGGCGTTCAAGCAGCTCCATTTAAACGTCTGGCTTGATCATTCGGCGGACCCGTTCGTCGATATGAATGTTTACGATCAGGGTAGCGGCGAAGTCGATCTTAACGAGCTAGAGGGCGAGCCGTGCTGGCTTGGCGTCGATCTATCGAGCAACTGCGATCTAACCGTGGTAGTCGCCGCGTGGCGTGACGGCGAGGGCGGATATATCGTGCGCCCCTGGTTTTTCTGCCCAGCGGACAATCTTCGCCGGCGTGCGGATAATGACGGCGTTCGCTATCCGACATGGGCGGAAGATGGCTTCATAATCCCGACGCCCGGCAATGTCGTTGATTTTCGCGCCGTCGAGGAAACGATCCGCGAACTATGCGGGCGTTTCGACGTTCGCGAAATTGCCTTCGATCCGCACCTCGCGCGCAACATGCTCAACAATCTCTTAGAAGACGGGCTCCCGGCTGTTGAAATGCGCCAAGGATGGGTGACGATGGCCCCGGCGATTGCCGAGCTTGAACGCGCCATCATCGGCGGCAAATTCCGCCACGGCGGCAATCCGGTCTTGCGATGGAATTTCGATAACGTCGCAATCGAGACCGATAAAGCGCTCAATCGCTCCTTTCACAAGGGCAAGTCGAAAGACCGCATAGACGGCGCTGTCGCATGTGCAATGGCGGTCGCAAGAGCCGCGTCCGGCGACGATCAGCGATCAATTTATATGAATGAAACCGAACGCCCTGACGGCATTCTAATTTGGTAAGGCATTGATATGACCGGTGAAATAGAACAACTTGTCGTCTCACTAGAGGCGCGCGTAACGAATTTCGAAAAGTCATTTCAGCGCGCGAGTCGCGCTGCAAATGAAAATTGGAGTTCTATCGAGAATCGCGGCCAGCAAGGCGCTAAGCGTCTGGAATCGAGCTTTAAAAGCGCCGGACAGGCCGCTAAGCAGATGACCGCGTTTATGTCGAAATCGTCCGGCGGCGACCCTTACAAGCAGCTCACGGAAAGCGTTCATAAGCACAGCGCCGAGCTTGGTTTAAATCGAATGCAGCAAATGGAGCTTATGCACGTTTCGCGCGCGTTGTTCGATGAATTGGCGAGCGGTCAAAATCCCTTGCGCGCGCTGGCAATGGAAGGTGGGCGCATCGGCGAGATATTCGGTCAATCCAAAGGCGGAGTTGGACAGGTCTTTGCAGCGCTTGGCCCGCAGATTGCGCGATTCATCCCGGTTATCGGCGCGGCGGCGGCGGCGTTTGCACTCTTCGAAACGTCGAAAAAGTCGATTGAGCACTTGCAGCACGTTGTCGAGGGCTCAGAAAAAGCGAATGTTTCGGCGAACCTTTTTCAGGCTTGGACCGATCAGGCAACGCGCCTTCGTCTCACCGTGGAAGAGGCTGAAGCCGCTATCGAACATGCCGGCAAATCGCTTGAGCCGCAGCTAAATCCGACCAAGGGAAACGCCGGCGGTGATTTGTCTAAGCGCGCTAATTATCTTTCAGAGTTTATGGGCCAAGACACAGAATCTAAAAAAGCCATCGAAGCTGCTAAAAGCATGGATGAATTGCACCATGCCGCCTTGCTTGTCGTCAAGGATTACATTGACGCATCGCGCGAGCTTCAATCCGAGGGGCTCGAACTGGCGTCAATGCAGCGCCGCATTGATGCAAACCGCGTCGCAACCGAGGTTTGGGGCGAAGCCGGAAAGAAAGTCGCCGAAGGAATCGAAGACGGCTCGCTTAAAATCGATGAGTTCGAACAGCGGTCGAAAGACGCCGGTCGCGTTTGGTCGAATGAGATTTTAGAGGCCGGTAAAAAGGTTTCGAAGGAAATCGAGCTTGCTAATCACCACCTGGGCGATGAAATGAAGCCAGCTCTTGAAAAAGTCGCGTCGGCGACGCTTGGGATTTTGGACGGGTGGACGAAAGTCGTTAATTTAATCGCCCGCGGCGTCGCAGTCGCGAACCAGATGGCGGCGGCGATGCATGCCGCCACCCAAGAGTCTCAAGGTATAGCGGCGGCGCAGAAAGCCAAACTCACGGTTGACGACGTTCCCTCCAAAGATGCTTTTGCGAAACATTTGAAGCCTGAAGCGCCGCAGCCGCAAGTTGACGTGCCGCACCCGCTAGTTGACGTTCCTTTACCGCCCCCACGCCCTTCGTCCGTTGATGACGTGCACGTGAAGGAAAAAAAGGCTAAAAAGGAAAAAACGCCAAAAGAGCCAAAAGATGATGATTACGATAAGAAAATCGACGAACTAGATAAGCAAGCGCGCAAATATGATGATGAACGTGAGTCGCTAGGCAAGCTGTCTATCGAGCAAGATAAATCGAAGGCGTCGCTTGAATTGCTTGAAGCGGCGAAGAAAGCAAACCTCACGGTTGATGACGCCATGAAGGCGAAGATCGACCAGACGGCGACGGCGTATGCGAACGCCAAGGAAAAGCTGAAAGAGGCGAAAGAAGCTCAGGAAGAGTTTAAAGCCGCGTCGCAAGAGGTCGCCTCGACGCTTGGCGACGCCTTCAAAAGCATGGCGGTCGATGGCGAAAAATTCAATAAGGTTCTCAAGAATATACTGAAAAGCCTCGAATCTAAGCTGATTGATAAGATTTTCTCTCAAGCAATCTCAGGCGGCAGCGGCAGCGGCGGATTGTTCGGCGCGCTGATTTCGCCCAGCAACTTCGCTTCAATCGGCAAAACCCTTGGCTTTGCGTCGGGCGGTCATGTTTCAGGCCCCGGCACGAGCACGAGCGATAGCGTTCCGGCGCGGCTTAGGCGATGCCGCGAAATAATTGAATCGATTTGGCCTGGGGGATTCCTTGCGGCCATGGGCTGATTTATCACGGCGGCATGATTGATGAAAGAGCGATTCGGCAA